CTACCGGGATCACATGAAAGGAGGGATCGTAAGGGACACAACGGCCCAGGCGACAAGCGCCTTTGGACCATGGGTTCTCTTACTTGGGTTCTCTTACAATAGTCAACCCCAAGATGTAATCATATGGTATGTATTGAATGTTTCAAAAGATGTATGTATGGTGACGAGACAGGACAACCAATATTCCCATATCCTGATATAGAAGATGAATATGATAAAGAACCAGAAAATCCAAAGTGGAAAAATGATTATCCATTAATTGAGATATATCAAAGAGATTATGATAATTGGGAAGATAACAAAAATGAAAAATATGAAAACGAAACTAATATTAGATTGTGTCCTGTATGCAGGTCGTAATCATTAATTACATAAAAAATATAAAAATTATTTATGTAAACTATATAACAACTAATGCGATTAAAAAGTGAATTGTATAAAAAAGAACAAGATGGTATTATAGACAAAATTATTAATATATTAGATTTGGAAAATAAAAACACATATACACTATACGAATTGGATAAAAATGAAGAAATCCAAAAACAAATTATGGAACTTATACCAGAAATACGAAAATGGTTTGCTTTTAACAATATGAAAGCAGTAGGAGAACCAGAACGAATAAAACGCCCTTGGTTGTCTATTATTAAAAATCTTCTCAAATCCAAATATATAATAGAAAATAATGAGCAACAATTCAAAGTAAATGAAAAATGGATAAAATCGCCAATATACATTTTTACGAAAGTTTAGGGATTTTTACTTAATATATTATATTTAGGGAAACTTACTTAAAATAATATCTTTGTATAGTATATAGAATGGAAAAGGCAAAAGAGAAACCGCTAGAGTTTTTCAAATCCATTAAAACTTCGCTGAAAAGTGTATTGAAACATCCTGAAATCAATACCAAAATACTAAATGATGCTGTTGTGAAATCTAATAAGATTGTTATTCATACTTTACAATTTCTCAAACTGTATTTATTAGATTATTACGAAAACAATAATCAAACATTACCAGTAATAAGCAAAGAACTTATCAATAATTCGATGAAAGTTGTTTGTGGTGAAAAAACTGAAAAGAGAGGAAAACCAGCAAAAAATGAAACAATAGAAATGAAAGATAAACTTACTACTTTTTACAATCAACATTATTTACAATTAACACAAAACGATCCAATTGATTATGCTGGACTGAATACTGTATTAGATTATTTGAAGGAAGATGTTATTACGATGTATGAGAATAACATTCAATTACATTATGTGGAATATATAGAACGATATGTAAATGTTGTTTGGAAAAAGAAAATGATTGTGGATAAGATAAGAAAATTAGGCAAAACACATAAGGATCGTGAAACACGAGTAAGAAATCTTTGTGCCGAATTACGAAAAATCAAAAATGATTTATTGAATGTGGATGGGAAACCATACCAATCAAACCACCATTACCATAAATGGATTGCCGAACAAAAACGACACATTTTACCGCAGAGAAACAAGTCTGAGAAAAATAGCGTAATGTATGACTTGAAATGTAAAACAATGGAATATTTTCCTTGCATGATTTTTATGATGAAACAAGTTGAAAATGACGGCGAAAGTGTTAATAATGTTTTTCCACTACGAAGTGAAATCGCGCCGAAATATATACGATTAGATACAACTACATTAGTCAATTTGTTATTGAGAAAAGAACACGGAACAAAGGCGTTTTTCAAGACAAAAGGAGAACTGAAAAAGAATGAAGATAAGATTTGGAAGTTCTTTTTTAGAACAGAACGCAAGATGTTTCATAAAACAGGATTTTCATTTCACCATATGGTTTCTACCGATGGTATTGGATTAAGTATTTTACTTTTGCGAGACGATTTAGTAGGAAAAAAACTACCTATGATGAAGAAAGGAATATCAAAAGAGTTGTATATTGATGAGTTGGACGATTATTCTACTTTGCGTGATAAAAAAATTGTAGGCGTCGACCCAGGAAAAGAAGATTTAATTTATTGCGTGGATGATGCTTCCAAAGATGCGAATGTATTTCGGTATTCACAACATCAACGAAGGAAAGAAACTAAAATGAAAAAATACAACAATATTATTCTCGCTATGAAAACCAATAAGATTGAAGGGAAAACAATTATAGAATATGAAACAGAATTATCACATTTCAATCGTAAATCACTACAAATTACAAAATATAAGGAATATCTGCGAGAAAAAAATAGAATAAACCATATTTTGTTTCAGTTTTATCGTAAAGAATTATTCCGTAAGTTAAAGTTTGGTAAATACATAAATATCAAACGAAACGAGCAAAAGATGATAAGTAATTTCAAAATAATATATGGAAATCCAGATAATGTTGTGATTTGTATTGGTGACTGGGAACAAAGAAAACAAATGAAATACAAAGAACCAACATTAGGAAAAGGAATGCGGACTTTGTTTAGAAAAAATAATTATAATGTGTTTTTGGTAGATGAGTTTAGAAGTAGTTGTAAATGTTCCAATTGTAATGGTGGAATATGTGAGAAGTATATGGTAAGAAACCATCCAAATAAAAAGAAAAACAAACATGAATTGCGGTTAGTTCATGGACTACTACGCTGTAAGAGCGGTTGTGGGTCGTGGAACAGAGACCGTAACGGTTCATCAAATATCTACAAAATAGCAAAGAATGCGATAAATAACATAGAAAGACCAAGTTATTTATGTAGAGAAATAAAAAGTAATCAAAGTGCTTCAACGAGTGCTTATAATCAAACTTTATGCGGGTATGAAAAAACCCAACTTTGAATATTTATTTTGAAAACAACCTAAAGTTGTCACATTTTAAATGTCCAAAGGTGTAAACGCTCTTCTTGGATATACCCATCGAAGAACATGTCCACCCCCTATTTCATTCTAACCAAACCCGCCCATCGACCCACGTACGATGCCACCGATGACCAAATCGTCTTTCTCGGCCCCCATATCCAGTACATTCTCCCTCAAGTCAATATCGACTACTATGCAAAACACGGTCTTTTTGAATCCGGTCTCATCGATTGGTGCAAGCAGTTTTTGAACCCCGAAACCGTGTTTCTCGACATTGGCGCCCACACCGGAACATACGCCTTGTCTCTCGCCTCCCATTGCGCCAACGTCCACGCTTTTGAACCACAACGATCGACCTATTACTCTCTATGTGGCTCGATTGCCCTATCGAATTTAACCCACAAAATAGAAGCCCATCCTTTCGGATTAGGGTCGGCAGATCAAATCGGTCCACAAACCCTCCAGATTGTCAGCAATGATGGAGGCGGATCCTCTCTCTGGGCTTCGAGTTCGGTTCTAAGAACCGAGACCATTGAAATAAAAACCCTCGACAGTCTGGGTCTCTCGAATATCGGATTCGTCAAAATGGACGTAGAAGACAATGAGTTGAGTGTATTGAAAGGGGCGCAAGACACGTTCCGGCGATCCAATTGGCCACCCTTTATTTTCGAATCCAATCGAGAGAACGTCGCGCTCTTTGATTATATTCGAGGGGAAATGGGATATACCATTCTTCCCATCAGTGGAGTGTCGAACATGTTTTTGAGTACCAAGGAGGGAACCTAGGTTCCCTTCCCAACCCTCCTTAGGAGGGAACCCATGGTTCCCTTCCCAACCCTCCTTAGTAAGAGAACCCATGGTTCCCTTACGATCCCTCCTTAGGAGGATGGAATCTTGGGTTGATCTTGGGATAAATCTTGGGTTAAATCTTGGATTGATCTTGGGATAAACCTTGGATTGATCTTGGGTTGATCTTGGGTTGATCTTGGGTTGATCTTGGGTTGATCTTGGATTGATCTTGGGTTGATCTTGGATTGATCTTGGGTTATAATGGGGATCGATATCGGGATATAATGGGGATAAATCTTGGATTATAATGGGGATCGATATCGGGATATAATGGGGATCGATATCGGGATATAATGGGGATCGATATCGGGATATAATGGGGATCGATATCGGGATATAATGGGGATTGATCTCGGGATATAATGGGGATTGATCTCGGGATATAATGGGGTGATGTGGAGGGTTATATGTAGGGATATAGATTGGGGGTAAGGGTAAGGGTAGGGGTCATCGTGGTGGTTGGTTATCCCCAGACAAAGTTCCGTCTTGCATAAGGCCCCTCATCCTCTTCCTCCTCTTCTTTTTTATTTGGTACTTGTTTTTTATTTGGTACTTGTTTTTTATTTGGTACGTTCTTTTGTGTTTTGGTGCGTTTTCTTGGTACAACATGTGTTTTTCGCGTGCTAATCGAATCCGATCTGATCGAATCCGATCGAATCGCGTACGATTTCGTGACCGGTTTGGATTCCTCCTCGTCTTCCGGTTTCCCTCTCTTTGCCTCTGGATTTTTCCGAGGATCATACTTAAAAAACAACTCATTGAATTCGGTCTGATCCTTGGTCGATTTCAATTCCGAATATTTTTTCGCCTTGTTTGCCCGTATTTCTTCCAACGTCTCTTGTTTCCCATAGCAAGAGATCGGAAACCGTTTCAACAACCCCTTTTGCGCCAGACGGTTCTTTTGTTCCACCTCAAACAAATACATTGCCATACAGAGAATCCGGTCGCGGTTGAAATACGGTTTGTCTGCATAAATAAAGGCCAAATAAAAACTCAACATGGTATCAATGGTTGCTACATTGATCTCTTGTTCATCCACCGTTATCTGGTTATAGCTATGGCAACCGAGCGGTTTATACAAAAAGGCCAAGGTGTCGCCATTCACCCGGAGTTCCACATGTTCCGGCACGACTTCCCCCACCGCGGTATGTTGTATCAACTCCACATTTCGGAACCCCTGGTCGTGCAATTGGTCTTTGGCAATCTTGGCCGCCTCCACCGGGTTTTCCGCTAAAACATCAAAATCGGGGATTTTTTCCACTTGCCGACGCTGATTTTCTGGCATGTACTTGGAATAGAGCAACGTCCCGTACCCGCCTAAAAAGACCAACCCCTGGTCGGCAAAATTCGTTCGGATGGCCGTGTACAAAGCCTCCGATTTATGCGCATTCTCTCGCTTCCCAATCGGACGCTGGAAGTGGATCAGGTTACATGGCTTGCCTTGGCGCAAAGGATAATACCGATTCAGCAAATTGATACGCTTGAGTACCTTCTCCCAGCGAGAGACGTCGCCTTCTGGTCGCGATAATTCCAAAAACATGGCCATCCTTAAATAATTGGGCGGCGCATACCGGATACCCGCGACTCGAATGGCTTCGCGCTCCAATGCCTTATACAAAGAGGGGTGTAGCAAAGTAATATCGGCCACGGGAATGAAATTCACATAGACCTTGTACGTTCCTACATGGACGCCCGCCTTGGCCTCCACCTCGTCGTACCCCTTGGAGTAATAAAGATCCGCCAATTCTTTTGCGTCCAAGAGGGGGGTCATAGAGAAGAAATCGTAGTCGGGGATTTCCGTGGCGCGGTCATAAAACTGCGCCTTTTTCGGCAGAATGTTGTTGATGGCCGTGCCTCCGTAGCAAATCAGTTTCTTCTTTCGGAGAAACTGCTCGACGATTTCCACGATTTTCATTACTTCCGGCGACATGGCTACCTTGGCTCCCTGCCGCTTCTCCGATTCGTCCACCACTTGGCGCAAAATGGAGAGTTCGCATTCTTCAAACGTGAGCGCTTTTTCACATACCGTCGGCTGATAACGGGGCGTTTTCTTACGGTAAGAAAACCGTTTTTTCAGATGCATTATATATACAGGAGAGATATGTCTCGTCCTAGTTTGTGTTGCCCATATCACTCGACGTTAAGTTGCGGATATAGTTATACGCAAACGACATGCATACAAAGGGGGTTTTTAATGTGGTAAACATGGTTTCGTAGGAAGTAGAATTGGAGTCTACCAAATAGCTGCGCATCGGAATGGTCTGGATGGAATGGTACAAGACCATGTTTTTCCAATCTGGATTCGAGTAGTCTTCTTCCGGGTACGGATAGACAATGTACATGTTGGAGACATTCGTATGGTAGGGCTGAATCGAAGTGGGATCTTCGATTCGCAACTGTTTTGTGACTACGTCCAATTCCTTATACGCATAAAACGCGCGCCAAATACCGCCGCCCGTATAAATATTCACAAACTTTTGCAACGTACTTGCCGGCAAATATTTTATACTAGGATCGGACGCCGGAGCATAAATCTGTATGAGATTCCCAATATCCATGCAAAAGATGATTTTTTGTCCAATGTCGCCCAACAACGTACACCCGTCAATCAATACAGGGGTTTTATCCTTTTCGCCCTTCTTTTGCTGGGTCAAGAGGTTCGGAATGCCCTGACGCTGAATGTCGGTCCATATATTGTCGACAATATTCAACGAGGAATCGGGCGGACGATAGACACGAAAATGAACAAAGATGGGATACTTCGTGTAATCAAACATGGCTTGACTGTTTCCATTGGCGACCTTATGGAATGCCTGGCTTTGAATGATTTTCAGGGTGTCGGCCAAGGAGAGTGTGGCGTCGACCAAGGTCGGGTCGTTGGTGGCAGAATATCCCACATAGGTACCACCACTTACCGTATACAAATCCAAGTCAATGAACCGGTCACCCGCCTGGATACGTTTAACTAAATTGTCGGCAGATACCGTGCCATCGTCATACGCACTATTATACGACGATTTTATCATGTATTCGCGAAGGGGCAAATTGGTCAGGTCATCATATAAACTATTTAAGCATATACCCGGCGGATTGGTAGCGAACCCTTCGAACCGATATAATTTCTGCGAAACAAGTCGGAAAAAGACCCATAGAAACAATACAATCGAAATAAATAATAATAAATGTTTTATCATTGTGTATATTGTACGAGGTCATTTTTTATGTGGTTCCCATGACCCACATAAAGAAATAGAATATATGTATATAACCGACATGCCAGGAGGATTGTTAAATTTGACCGCCATTGGGAATGCCAATGTCATCTTGACGGGTAATCCGACCAAAACCTTTTTCAAAGTGGTGTATTCGAAATACACCAATTTCGGGCTTCAAAAATTCCGGATTGATTATGAGGGACTTCGCGATTTGCGTCTGACGGATAGCACTACCTTCCAATTCAAAATCCCCCGGTATGCAGATCTTCTCATGGATACGTATTTATGTGTTACCCTACCCGATATTTGGAGCCCCATTTATCATCCCTGCGACCAAACGGGAAATAACTGGGCGTGCTATGATTTTCGCTGGATCAAAGATTTAGGTACGCAAATGATCCAAGAGATCACCATTACCTGTGGCTCTCTTCTCTTGCAAAAATACAGCGGTGCCTATTTGCTTGCCATGGTGGAGCGCGATTTCCCCGCCAACAAAAAGAGTGTCTACGATTCCATGACGGGAAACACGGCAGAGTTAAACGACGTGGCGAATGCGCACGGCCGGGTCAACACCTATCCTTCGGCTTATTATACGGGGTCGAGTTCTACCGCTGCGGAGCCTTCCATCCGCGGCCGGACACTCTATGTCCCCATCAGTACATGGTTCACCATGGACAGCCGCTGCGCTTTTCCGCTGATCGCTTTGCAATACAATGAACTCTACGTGAATGTCACGTTGCGTCCCATCCAACAGCTCTTCCAAGTGAGAGATGTCTTTGATCCGGGGAATCTGTATCCCTATATGCAGCCAGATTTCAATCAATCGCAGTTTGCCATGTATCGGTTTTTGCAAACACCGCCGGGCGTCTTACTTAACCCTGCTAGCTACGGGAATCAGACAACTACATGGAATGCGGACGTCCATTTACTCTCCACGTATGCCTTTTTGTCGGAAGAAGAGAGACGGCAATTTGCGGTGGAGGACCAGGTGTATTTAGTAAAAGACGTTTTTGAGTACCATTTTGAAAATGTGGTGGGGACGAAAAAACTGCCTCTCACTTCCAATGGAATGATTGCAAGCTGGATGTGGTATTTTCAGAGAAACGACGTGAATATGCGGAACGAATGGTCGAATTATACGAACTGGCCATACCACCATTTGCCGAGCGATATTCAGCGCGCGCCTTTGGATTCTCTCGTGCCCGATTTTCCCATTGGACCTGGGGTTCACCCTCCCAGACAAGACCAGAGTGTTGGAACCAACACGGGCTACTACATCACGGGAGCTTATAGCCAAGAGAACATTCGCGATATTTTGGTGTCGATGGGCATTCTTTTGAATGGGTCGTATCGAGAGAATGTGTTGCCGATAGGGGTCTATGAATTCGTCGAGAAATATGCGAAAAGCGGAGGCCCGGCGAATGAGGGATTGTATTGTTATAATTTTTGTCTAAATACGAGCCCTTTTGAATATCAACCTTCGGGGGCAATCAACATGTCCAAGTTCAAGACGGTGGAACTGGAAATATCGACCATTGCACCCACGGTTTCGCAAAACAATGCAAATTTCGGAATCATTTGCGACACCTTGGGCAACACGATTGGCATCAACAAACTGAATTGGCGATTGTATGACTATACCTTTAACATGACGTTGTTTGAAGAGAGATACAATGTGGTATCGTTTATTTCGGGAAATTGCGGCATGCTTTATGCTCGATAAAGAAGCGCAACATTCTTCTCTGGATACTATAAAATGTCACTCAAGAATCTAGATGTATACGATTATCTCAATTCCGTACAAGAATATGACGTAAAGGAGCGTGTAGGGAAAACGGCGGGAGAGGCCATTCTTTTGGGGGAAACAGATCCCAATGCGGAACCGGAAGTTCCGCCAGTGCCTCCCCCAGAAGAACCCCCGGAACAACCCAAGGAATCGATTTCCGATATTGTGCAGAGTTTGAAATCCAAGTTCGATTTGAAGAAATTTAAGCAATTGGTGTTGCGGGTTTTCGTCTCGATCCCAGAAGGACTGAGCGCCTTCAAGAAGTCATTCGCCGATTTGATTGTGGCCTTTTATTTCAAAGATCCGAATACGAGAGAGGCGAAAATCGCCAACTCCATTGTTCAACACCAAATTCAGCGATATTTCATCATCCCCATTACTTTTTGGGTGGCCTTGAATTGGTGGTATGTATGGAACTACACCAATTTTCATTTCAACTTTACCGACGCTCTCTCATTCGCGCCATTGAAAGTGGGATATTATGTATTTGAACCTACCTTTGTCGTCTTGGAATTCTTCAATTACTATCTCTTGTCGATGCGCATGGACCAGAGTTTGACGTGTAGTATGCGCGAGAGGCTGGAAGGGATGTGGAATTGGCGGCCGGTGGTTTTTACCATTTTCGCTTTTTCTACGGCGAGCATGCTGCACAGCATGCCGTTTTCCGATACACTGTCTTCTTCGGTAACTGGTCAAGCTACAATCATTACGTCGATACTTTTTTTGGCCACCATTTTCGCCTATGTATATTTGACATGTACTTGCACGATGCGGCTGTTTTCGTTTAATCATATGCTCGGCAACATATTGATTGTGATTTTCGTCTTGCTTCTCTTTTTGCTCTTTGTATTGGTGTTTTCTGGGTTTGGTACGTTGTTGTTGATGTCTTATTTGGTGTTTTTCTCTTACTTTGTTTTGGTCGTGTTTGAGAGATTCAATTTCCCATGGAAAATTTCCGAAATGCTGAATGATTTGACGAAAGCGCCAGTGAATGAGCCGGATGTGAACAAGTTCAAGAAACCATTTACGTATTTCAAACAGATGGTGTTTCGCAATTTTTTCAAGTTTGCCTGGATGATTTTCGGGGTCATTCCGGTGTTTATTCTGCACATGGTGGAGATTTCGCAATTGAAGAGCAAAGAAATGATGGCGACACTCATGATTGCCACGGTCGGATTGAACGCCTTTATCGCAATGCCGGCGGTAGAAATATTCCAGCAATTGGGGGAAGTCTTTATGAACATGTTTAGTTCGACCACTTCCTTTAATGTTTCGGTGCCACCCTTGGATGCGTTTGTCTCGACGGCGGATGCCGCCGGATCCACCGCGGAAACCACGGGCGACTTTATAAAAAATGCCTCGGATTATACCGTACAAGCGGCGGAAACGCTAGCTAGCAAGATCCGAACCGTCTAGATCGACGAATAACACGGGTTCTCCTGGAATAGAATGTGTATTACGTAATACCATACACATTCTATATGATGCAGTTGGCCATTAAATATCAATATGTATTTCCGGCTCAGATTTGCCGCGTTCTTGAATCACCGGGATTTCTTCTTCGCGCGTCGACTTGACCAATTGCTTTTGCAGCTCGCCATTAATGTACTCCAGTTCCATAATCCTGGCCTGCATACGCTGCAATTCATTTGTCTGCTGCTGAATCAGTTCGACCACTTCTTGGGGAGTCAATTCGACCGGGGGTTTCCCCGGTTCTTGGCGTATGATTTTGGCATTCGCCGCATTCTGCTGCTGCATTTGTTCCCGTGCTCTCGCGCGCTCTTCTTCAATGACCTTTGTCTGTTCCAACACATCCGGCTTCATTTTCGGTTCCCCCGGCTCATACTTGGACAACAAATCGTCAATGTCGTCCAAGAAGAATTTCTGGATGTGCTTCTCGTTTTCGCCCTTGATGAAATCCGAGACGGGTTTGTCTGAATATTTCAGGTAATCGGGGTGCGGATTCTCGAGCAACTTCTTCTTGTCAAACGTGTTGTGAATATGGGAAAAGACGAGGATCGTTTTCAAGGGATCCAGTTGGACAAAGGGGACGGTGTAGTTCTTTAGGAACGCCTTCTCTTCCGCCAAGGCGGCGTGGTCCTCGTATTGCGTGTCGTCGAGGAGCCGGCTCTTGAAGGCAAACGTACCCGCGGTGGCGTGGTTGGGGCCATACGGCCCGCACTGAACCATCTGGTTGATGTGCTTGAAATAAATATACATCTCGCTAGACCCGGCACAGAGCGCCTCCTTGTTGGCCATCAGCTTCTCGACTGCGTGCTCGACACGTTGGGGGGGATAATAATCGTCGTCGTCCATGTAGACGATAATGGACCCTTTCGCCTTTTTGTGCATGTAGTTGCGTTTTTCGCCTAAAGGCATCTTTTTGTCGAGGGCAAAGTATTTGATGTTGGAAATGCCGGAGGCGTTGATCAAATCCGCAATCTTGTCGGTGCCGTCGTCGACAATGATCCATTCCATGCGGTCTTTCGGGTACGTCTGGTTCTTGAAACAATCAAACATGATGGGGATGAAAGGCCGGCGATTGTACGTAGGGGTGCATATGGAGACGAAAGGCTTGTAATTCTGAATGGTGGTTTTTGGTTTGGCATTTACGGTCTTTTTTTTTCCCATGGTATAAAGTAATGGCAGAAGGGATTGTTTATATGGATTTTGAACGGGGTTTTCAGTTAGATTGAATGATAAAATCCTTGGGTATTGTATAGATGTCTCGAGCATACCCCGAATATACTGATGCCCAGCGACAAGCTAATACAATGAATCCTAAAACAGATTATGCCAATTTGCAGAAGTTTGCCGATTCTGAACTTAGGTATCAAATGGGTACAAACGAGTTGATGTCTGACAATTACGATCCAGATGCTTTCGCCAAAAGTCTTGCGAAACATGTTATTGAGAAGCAAGCTCTCGAAAAAAAACGAATTCTTAAAGAGACTTACTCTGATTTGACTCCTGAAATGATAGACAGTTTATTTACTCAAGTACCATTAACAAGTACACAAACAGAAAGTTCTGAAACGTTGTTAACATCGTTAGGCAATTACGCCTATACGGAAGATTCTTTATTGACGAGACTACCAGACATTTTGCAAAAATATTTTTATTTAAGTTGCGGTATCGACGACGATGTTACACGTATTCTATTAGGAAGGTTTCTTGGATCGGAACAATTTGAGGGGAATACTAGATTGTATTTTTACGGCCATATAAACGTGGATTACCAACTTAAACCCCGTGTCTTTAGGATTACATGTGTCAAAACTTTGATATCTAAACTTAGTAATAATAGGCTTGGTAACCTTTGGAAAATGCAGAAGGTGGAAATTTATAGTCAGAGCTATCCCCCAAAATGGGTGTCGTATTCGAGCAAATCTCCTGGATTTAAATTATTGGATTCTGGCGACATTTCTCACTTGAAAACCGGTTACGTATTGAGAATCGGCGATAAAGTCGATAAACCGAATAGTGGGGGGGGGCGCAAAAATCAAGAAAACACCGAAAAAGACGTCCTTCTACCAGGAGAAGAAAATCGAACAAAACTGCAAGAAGAAAAACCTCCCGCAAATAATTGTTTACCCATGGTATTGAAAATCATGCGTAAACACGACCCACCATTTCCACGATTATGGGGTATAATGGATGCAAGAAAAACGTATTTGTAAAGACGAATTGAGAGTGAATGATAACTAGAGTTTAGACGATTTATACATTATTTATATTTGTGGCATAATATATATAGTTTGATATGTCGGATCCTACCTACGACGAAATAGTTACATATATTTCTGAAAACATACACGCGTTCCAAAAATATGATTTCTCCATAGAATTAGATAAGGCTACAGAGAAAATACTTGAACATGTAAACGAACTAAAAAAGATAGGAAAAGAGATTGCAAAAGTTAAGAACAAAAATAAGACAACATATACAAATAATCCTCTATATGAATCATGGATAAAACGCGCTATAGATATTAGATTCGAACAAAGGTTAGTCGGCAAATATGGTAATTTGATGAATATTGTGGACTATATTACAAATCGTAAAAATATATGTAATTCGACCCATAAATATATAGCTGAATATAAAAAAAATAAATTAAAATTAGAGGAACTATACAATACAATCAATGAATTTAAAGCATACAAAGATACTCATAACCTGAAAGACCTGAGCGACGAAACATGTAACAAACGCAAAGATACTCATAACCTGAACGACCCGATGAAAGAAAAATGCAAATACTATAACGAATACAAATTAGCTAAAAACGTGTTAGATGATCCGCACCTTAGAAATCGATTAACCCCCGATAGAGAATCCGCATCAAAGAATGCAAGAGAAAAATATGAAAAAGAATTAAAAGATACAGTTAAGAAATACAAGGCAGATATAGAGCGCGGTTACATTGACGTCTATAAAAGCAGGTTATCTGAATATCAAAAAGACAACGTAATAATAGACCCAGAATTAACTGACAACAACAAATCTCGCGTCAAATTAACTGACAGCGATAAAGCCGAGTTACAAAACTATATAGATAAAGTACCAACGTATATTGAAAACTTACAATATATTGATAGCTCCGTAATGCATCCTAGTCGTTGGATTGAATGCCCATGGAGTATTGATTATCCAGAGTTAAACCATATATTAGAATTAAAACCTATAATAGAGGTAATTCAAAATCCTGAAGTGCCGATATTACCTGCATCTTTAGTGTTGGACGGCAAGATCGAGTTATACAGTCGGGACAAGTGGAACCCGGGCAACATCTCCCTCGACCATCGCAACGGCACCTTCGACGTGGCGTACTACGACGACAATAACAAGAAAAAGACGAAGCTGCGCGTGGAGGAGGACAAGATCCGTTATTCGAGCGACTCGGCGAAAAATAAACCTTTTAATTTACTAGATAAATCTACCATAAAATCATTTTTCGAAAAACAAAATGTCATTGAAAAACCGACTAAATCCAATATTTTTAGTTTGACGCCCAAAACCAATACGGTGCATTATATATTATCCGATGACTATGACCCGAACACCCCAATTAATAAAAAAACCAATATTATTAAATTGGGTAAATGGATTGGAACATCGGAACCAGATGAGAAACACCCTGCTTATGAGATTTATTTCAAAAATCCGGATACTGACAGAATCGTGATGCAACGTAAATTTCAATCGTATCCTTTATGTAAAATTACAGTAACTAAAGAAGGCACCTTTTCTACAAGTTATATTATTGGTGACGTATACGTTCTACATATTAACTCTCTTACTTTACTCCAGGATGATGACATAATACCGTGGGCCGGAATGGTTGAATCCTTATCCTATATAGATGAGAATGGTTATGATGCAAAATACAAACCTGCAAAGTATAGCGAGGATACAAAAAATGATGAAATAAAAGAATGGCTATATTATTCCCCGTTTAAGGATAGATTCAACCGCGAACATGGTTCTTATGGGGTTTATGGAAAACATATTCAATGCGGCAATACTAGTACGAATTTAAAAACACGTCTTTTATTCGGTACTGCTGAATACTCGACGATCTTAGTTGACGAAGCGGAGAGTGCGTCAGATCAAACCCCCAAAGCAGGCGGGGGGGGGGGCAAAAAGTCCAGAAAACTCCGAAAAAGACGCCCTTCTACCAGGAGAAGAAAATCCCCGAAAAAGCGATCCACTCGCCGTTAAACCCAAAATGTACACATGTTCTTTTTTCCAGCATGTCTACATTCATCCCTCGTCCTCTTCTTCCTCCCCCTCTTCCTCCATCTCCTCGTCCTTCGCCACCTCTCGCTTCACATTTTTGTCTAAATACCGGTACACCCGCTTAATGTCCAATTTCTTGATTTTCGTGTCTTCGAATTCCTGTTCCACATCATTGATCCATTCGTCTTTCGACCCGTGCATATGTTTCAGCCTCAATTCCTGGAAAAAAGACACCACATCCTTCTTGTCCATATCCATCTCTTGACACAGCATATACAAAAACATCATGTTGCTATACTCGGTCGAATATTTCGTCAGGATTTTCGTGAACCGCATATCCCCCAATTCCGTGTTCCCCAGTCCCCGCGATTCCCGGAACCGGTGGTACAATCGGTTGTTGTAAAACGTCTTGATGAGAGAACTCATCTCGTTGAAAATCCAAATCTGGTTCTGGAACGTGAGCCGGTCCACGTAATCCGCAAAACAAATGTTGTCAATCATGCCCAAATAAAAAGGGAACGCCTCTTCTCGCGGGATGGCGGCCAACCGGTCCACCACGTTTTCGTGCCATAAGAGAGACACCGTCGTTCGATCATTGTCGTTCATGAACATGGCGTGTTGCTCCAGCGGCACGTCTTCTTGGAAGAGCTGCTTCACGATTTTCCCGTAGTCTTCGTTGTAGTATTTCGTATGAAAGATGGTGTGAATGAGCCCCGACGAGAGAACTTCCGGTTTTTTCGTGTACAGTTTCTGCAAAAACTCGAGTTTGCGGATATCGCCCTGGATATACTCGACCATCTGACGATGCAGATCCTTCTCCTGAATGGACGGCATCAATCTCGTCGCGAGTTGGCCCATTTGTTCCTGCGTAGGTGTTTTTAGTTCGAACGTATAACACACCTTCATCAACTCTTTGATTTTTTTGTCCATGTAGTAATTTCCGATGCAAATGATGGGGTTTAACGTGACCGATTCCAGCTTTTGTTTTTTCGTCTTTTTTTGGCGAATGAGTTTGACAATGGCCGAAATGCCGCCCTTGTCGCCCTTGTGCATGCCGTCAATCTCGTCCATGATGATGGCGATTCTCTTGAACTTGCCGCACATGAGGTCGAGCACGTTGCACGAAGAGACGTTGTTCGACGTGATGGTGTCAATGAGACTCTTGTTGCGCACGTCGCCCGCATCGTACTTGACAATGTCGTACCCTGCGTCCTTCAATAATTGCGTGGCAAAATGTGTCTTGCCCGTTCCCGGCGCCCCGTAGATATAAATGCCCTTTTTGAAATGGACGTCTTTCACGCGCTGATCAAACGAGGCGAGAATTTCGCGGATTTGGTGATAACACTCGGTTCTCTCAAAAATGGTATTGAAGTCGAGAGATTGCATGCTGGATGAAATAAAAGGGAGTGTGTGTTTATTTTAGTTTTGGTTTTTATTGTTTCGATATTCTACGCACTCACTTTTCGTTGCAGAGAACCGGGGGATTGAGCAAATACTATTTGTATGTTTATCTACCGAATGCACTGAAATCGGTAGTTATGGGGATGAAATTGGAGGGCTGCGCGACAAGCGCGCCGTAATGCGAATAGGGGTCGATGCCGGGAATACCTCGGGTACCCGGACCGCTTTGGGTACCTTGACCGCCTTGACCTCCTTGACCCGGGATACCCGGACCACTTTGACCCGGTCCGCCTTGACCCGGTCCGCCTTGACCCGGACCGCCTTGTAACTGAGTGGGATTGGTCTGGAACAATCCAGCGACACTACTACCAGCTTCTTTGGCCAAACCGATCGTACCCCCGACCGTGTCTTTCGCCAAACCGACTGCACCACCCACTGTGTCCTTTGCCAAACCGACCGCACCACCGACTGTGTCTTTCGCCAAACCGACTGCGCCCGTAACCGTATCTCGCGCCATATTTGCGGCGCCTTGGACTCCACTGGCTCCGGCAGATCCCGCGTCTCTGACTAAACTCGTTGCACCCGACCCTGCTTCTTCCAGCAACTGTTTGGTGCCGGATCCCGTATCCGAGACGATCTGGTTCGCGCTCGGTCCAGAGTTCGAAGAGCCAGAGTTCGAAGATCCGGAATTCGAAGATCCAGAGTTCGAAGATCCTTGTAGACCAGCCCCTCCTTGGCCTCCACAACTCGTACACACTCCCCCATTCCCCGTGCAATTCGCGCAATTGGGGCACACGGGGCAAACCGGAGGAACCGCGCTCGTTTTGGCAATCATGTTGCTCGCTTTCATCGTGCTCGCAGGATTGGACGAGTTGGCCACCGTGTTCCAAAAGGCGAGCCACTGGTAGTAATCGGACATAGAATCGGGTCCCGTGTTTTTGTCCCATGATCCGTTTTGCCCCCATTGGTAACTGTCGCCATTGTTGGCGCCCCAGGCGCCCCCCCATCCTTTGTAGTCGCCGAATTGCCACGCACCGTCCACCCACCGCCCTCTTTGGAATATGTCTTCGCCTAATAAGGGTGTCACAATGTTCCCATTGTTATCCACCGTCCCGTTCGCTAAAAATCTCTGGACATTGGAAAGCTGATAGACCCCATTTTGCAGACTCACCACACCCAACACCGTGTTTTGCCCCGTTGCTATATACAAAATGATAAAATTATCGTCGGGGGTCATCGCATAATAGGGGTAATAAGAGAGAGAACTCATCGTGATGGACGTGTTTTTCGGCGTAGTCCCGCTCGACGTGGGATATTTTACCGGTCTCGGGTCCACATACGGCGTCGATAGACTCGACGGTCGGTTGTAGACATTGATGCTGTTATCGCCAAAGAGAATCAACGATCCGTTTTTCATATCGAAAAACACATTGGTGCACAATTGGTAGACGTTTTTGCTGGGGTCGTAATGCGGTATTACATAAAGCGATCCGTCTTTCGATGAAGTGATGGTAGAGCTACCAATATCATTCACGGATACGGGGAAACTCGACCCCAACGTGTTTGGCGAGCTGGCATTCGCGTCGTAATAGCGTACCGAAGGCGATTTCGCGTCTCGTCCCGGTATGTATGCCGACAAGGCCGTATAAGGGAACTTCTTTGTGTTCTTGTCCAACACATGAAGAAAGGTGTCGTGCTTCCACGAAATATAAAAGAGCCCGGCAACCGTAGACGAAGCGGACATGCTACTGTTTAGATTCGTCATTGTAGTGTAATTCGTATAGGCCGAACTAATCACCGCCGTGGCGCTGGGGAGAATCTTGTCCCCTGGCTTATAGATGGCCGAAGTGGAATCTCGCGAAATCACCTGGAGACTCTTGACGTTGCCCCCCGTATTCCCAGAAGAATACTCTTCGCTCGCCAGTTGGACAATGTTGGCGTTTTGTGGATCGAAATACATGTTGTTGTAGACTTTCATGAGAGACTGAGGTCCATATTCAGACACTGCTCTAGAACTGAACAAATCCCCCGAATAATTATAGGAGATGAACGATTCGAGCGGGTTGACTTGGAGCTGGTTCCCGAAATAGACAGACGCCACTAGCAACAATAATAATAGTAAAAATAAGAAAAGAGGACTAAGTTTGAATTCCCCCCAAAATCGCATATTATACGAAACGTTTATATTCTATGATTCGATTTTTCGCGAGGAAAATTGAATCGCAAGACACCCTTTCAGTAACCCAATAATCCATTTTCATTATGCCGCCGAAAAAACAAACCCCTCTGAAAACGGAATTTTCCAAAGACATCCAATGGGAGATTGGTGTCGATGAAGCGGGGCGTGGTCCGCTCTTTGGCCGTCTATATGTCGCGGCCGCCATTTTACCTAAAGGAGATTCGGGGTTTGACCATTCCCAAATCAAAGACAGCAAACGGTTCTCTTCGGAAAAGAAAATCCGGCAAGTCGCCGACTATATCAAACAACATGCAGTTGCATGGTCGGTCCAATATGTGGAAGCGGACGTCATTGATACTATTAATATCCGACAAGCCGTCTTGAAAGCCATGCGCCAATGCTGTCGCGACGTACTCGATCAACTGCCGAATCAGCAAAAAGACGTCTTGCTTCTCATTGACGGGAACGATTTCCCCGCTTTCACCGTTTGGGACAAGGACACGGAATCCTTGGCCGAAGTGCCCAGCCAGACAGTGGAAGGGGGCGATAACTTGTATACGTGTATTGCCGCCGCCTCCATATTGGCTAAAGTGTCGAGAGACGATTATATCTTGGAATTATGCAAAACCCGCACCGATTTGTCGGAAAAATACGGGATTGATCAAAACAAGGGATACGGCACGAAAAAGCACATGGACGGGCTGTTGGCCTATGGTCCCACCGAGTTTCATCGGAAAAGCTATGCGCCAGTAAAAAGGAGTTTGGCGTCCACGGCGGAACGGTCCAGCATAATCAGTTTGCAAACGGCGTCGTCGATCCCGACCGAAATGACAAACTGATTCCGGGCACGAATATAACCCGCCCCTCGACAATAGACAATCTTCGTGGTGGGATCCGATAGCTCTTTTGCATACGCCACGATTTCGAGAGAGGATGCATCCAACACGACGACGGCCAATTGATATCGGTCGGTAAATTCCATGTAATGTCCAAAACAATAATATCGCCCATCCAGGTAAATAGGTGCAGTTCCTCCTCGTATTCCACGATCACTCTGAAGACCAGGTAAATTCGAATACGTCTTGTCCAATACCACCGACTTGTCTTCCATTCGGTAAATCAAGAGACGCGGTAAGTAGGAATAAATCATGTAGAACTCACCGTCTTTCTCGAAAAACGTCCAGTTTTTTTCCCAATTGGCTTTATGAAGTTTGGGGAAAAAGAGCTGGTTGGTCGGCTCGTTCCAGGGGGAGAGCGCTTGCCGACATGTGCCGTTGTAATACGTATACGCTAGATAGAGTTGGTCTTTCCAAACGACGAACCTGGCGTCCTCATAGGCCCCGTGCCCATTTTTTACCTCGACCTCGTCCGTCTTGTTCAAATCCACGACCCATTTCCCCGTAGAAGAATCGAAATCCAAATGATTGCCCGTTTTTACCATGGTATACGAGTTGGGTTCAAAGCGAGAGGATGCCGTGCGATAAGAAAAGACGAATTCGGCGGGGAGATCTTCCACTATATTCGTGTACTTCCCCTCTTTCACGAAAAGAAAAGACGGATTGAAATACAAACGTTTCTCTAAAAACGCGTCTTCTGGCAAAGAAAGGATCATCTTTATATTATTGGTCGAAATGTGGTTTTGCTAAAAAATGTTGCCATGATGAAGACGCCGAATTATTTCCCATGTTCGACAAACCATCCTTCAATTGCATGCCGGAAAACACGTGTAAATTCGGTGGAACGGTCCATTTTGCTGTATCCGACGAGGAAACTATCCGTATCGGGTTCGTGGACGAATCCGAGCGTATATTCCACCTTCTCTCCTTCCAGCGTGAAGGGAACCGTGTAACGGCGGATGGCATACGTAGCAGGATCCAAGGCGATGATCATATGGTAATAATACCGTCGGTCTTCGTAACTCACCAAATGGACCATGAACCAAATCTCGTCTTTCACTCGGATTCCATTGGTGGATCCGCGGACTTGGCGGAAAAGGGACGGACTGGGAATGGAATGAGTCTTTCGGAAAAAAAAGTCGGACGGTTTGCGCCGGACAACTTGGTCTTCGTCGTCCGAATCGGGCTCTGATTCGGATTCAACCCAGGTCTGTGGTTCATCGACCAAGTCGCCAATCGTGAGATCCGACCAACCATAGATGCACTTTTTCTGGCCATTTGCGTCCTCGAACAAAACCCAATTCTTTTCCACGTCTTTTTGCCCCTCTGAAAAAATAAGACCCGATCGGGGCCTAGAATCTCGGCTTTCGGGATCCGCGTGATTTGGTTGTCCGTATTCAGCGTGATTGCTACCGCAATCGCCAAATACTTGTCCGTATTCAGCGTGATTGCTACCGCAATCGCCAAATACTTGTCCGTATTCAGCGTGATTGCTACCGCAATCGCCAAATACTTGTCCATGCTCCACCAAGATTTTATGCCTACCTAATCCCCGATTCGCATTGTACAACAACACCCCCCCATGATTAAACAACCTCACATCTTCCAATCCCACATAGAGGCCGTCGAGAGATTGATCGTATTCCATGTCCCATTCCGCCAATTTCATCCAAGTACGGGTATCAATGATCGCCAGACGATTCTGTGTCTCTATGTTCTGCTTGTTCTCGTACCCACCTCTCTCATTTATGTAATAATTCACATACCGTACACACACCGCAAGACGGTCTTTCTCCATCCAGCAAAGAGACGGCGTCGACGCGAAAAACCCGTCTTCCGCTGACCCAATCGACTTGAGCACTTTTTGGACGCGGTCCTCCATCGGGCAAGAGATGGATTTCAGTGTTTTGGCATAAAACTTGTAATTGCTCAAGACATTTCGCGCAATGGAATCTTCCGTATAGGGGCAGTTGAGCACCTTTAGACAGATGCGCGGCATGTCGTACCCGTCCACATTGCAGTAATACCCAATGATACTAAACTCGTAATTCAATTTGTATTCATAGACGTCTTTCTGGAGAAACAAATAGTCGGGGGTCGGATGAAGCAGCAATTGTTTCAGTGCCATGCAGTAAAAAAGATAGGCCAGTTGCGGTTTCCCCTGCTCGCGATAATACGTGATGATTTCGTACAAATTCTCGATGCGTTTCGGGAAATACTGGTAGGCTTCCAGCCACCAATGAACCGCATTCACCATGTCGCCCAAATTCCGGTAACAACGCCCAATGTTGTAGTAACTGTACCAGACCTCTTCCATCCAGCCACCCAATTCAATCCGCTTTTTGTACATCTCAATGGCCAGCTCATTGTCCCCGTGATCCTTGTAGCTGTTGGCCAAATAGAAGGTGTATCGATCGTTGTTGGGGAAATCCACGAGACCTTGTTTCAATAGGCGAATGTCGCGCTCGAATTTGTCGGCCTTTGCACCTCCATCACCAATGTCGTGGATAAAGACACGCGACTTGTCCAGCAAACCGAACGTGGAGCCCTCCGGTATTTTCACATATTCGTGCGTGACACCCCAATACGATGCGCCGATGCGGTTCTTGATGATGCGCGTGTTTTTGTGGTAAAAGGCGTCGCTCCCTTGGAAGATATGGTAATAGTCTTTGGTAAGAGACTGCTTGAATTGGTCGACATCTTCGTGCAACTGCAAGACCATGTCTGCATCGAGGAGGAGGATGTAGTCTGCGGGAAGGTCTTCGGCGGCCTTTAGCGAGAAAGACCGGTTGTGCGCAAAATCGCGGAAGGGTTCTCTCGTGATTTTTCCTGGGATGTTGTGTTCCTGGAAGAAGGTCTCGATCAAATCGACCGTATTGTCGGTGGAACCCGTGTCGCAAATACAATAGGAATCAATCAAGTTGACCACCGACGAGAGGAGGCGGCGAATGACCTTGCTTTCATTTTTCACAATCATATTAAGACATAGTGTTTTCATGATATGAGTGGGGGTAAAAAAAACGGTTTATATGGTTTCTTGGATTGGAATGTATATATTCCGTTACATTATATGCGCCCATATCACATAAAGTAATGTATCCGGTATAAATATATAAATTATGGCTGTATTTGGCATACTATCGCCGATAGAAATATATAATCTGTTGGCAAACAGTAGTTATACGTTCTTGTTTTTTACGGCGCTGTTTAACAGCCCGTTGGTCTATCATTTATGTACCAATCAATTCGACTTTCATATATTCGCATTTTCCTATTTAGGATGTGGTATTTTGCAAGGATCAATCAATTATCAATTATATAAACTGTCCGATATACTATTTTTTGGAAAACCAATCGATTTGAAATTGTGGAAATCGAATCCGTTTTACGAATTATCAACATTTAACGCCCAAATATCCTACGCAAACGCGATTGGATATAATGTATATAATTCACTCACGATATTCCCAAAACCAATTCAATGGACGCTGGATTTTCCAAGTTGGCCAATTATTGCAAAAGAGTTGGCTGTCGTATTTTTGTTACACGACTTTTTTTTTACAATGTCTCATATAATCATACATAAAATTCCGCATTTACGTACTCCTCATATGAAATTACATCATGATTGTCCATTTCATATTGGATCTTCCAGGTGTGCAACTGCAGGAGATTCGTCTGAAGTATTTGTAAGGGATTTATACACTTTATTTTTGGCTTGTCATTTATCGTATTATTTTACAGGGACACCATTTTATGCATATCTATGGATCCCTTATTATAGCGTATATTCGTTTTGGGCCATGTATGTTCATACAGGCGTAAATATATACCATGGATTGCATCACGGGAATCGTCCGAATCGTAATTATGGACTATATTACGTAACCGATTATCTAATTGGTACATTGGATTTAACTGCTTATGAATCCAAGTCCGAATAATATGTATATAGTATAAAAATGTCTTTTACACGATTCCGCGACGACCCGGGGCGAATGGCCAAATCTTTAGAACAAATGACATTTGCCGGTAGGTACGCCCTCGACTGCCCCGGCCCAGGTGTATACGCCCCTTTTATGGCCGACCCTCAAATACGTGCCCAGAGATGGGGCGCCAATTTGCGCACCGACTCCACCAATTTAGAGAGCGAACTTTTCGGCTTAGGCGCGCCCTTGGACCACAACTACGACCGTACTTACCAAGACACACGTCTCTCGCAAGGCACCCCCATTTCCTTTCCCGTTTCCGATGTACATGTCGAGGAAAGTCGCGCCTCGCATCCCGCCTTTCTTTACCGGGATTTAGAGCAACCGCGATGGGAAGCCCCGATTCTGAACCCCCAGGCAAACGTGGAACTCCGGTTCGCCAACAATCTAGACAGCCGGATTTTAGCAAGAGATGGGTTTCAAGCCCCTTATCCCAATCCCGTTCTTCGCTAATATCTCTGCGTTATATATAAAATGTCCAAGTGCCCCCCCGGAAAAGTCCACAACTACAAGAAGAAGTCTTGCCGCAAGAGATGCAAGTCTACGCAGCGCCGTAGCCGAAAGACGGGAAGATGCATCAAGAGATGCAATTCCACCCAGCGCCGCAACCGTTCCACCGGAAGATGTCGCAAAGCATAAGTGAAAAACACCTTGGTTTTTTAGGCAAGGTGTTTTTTTTCGATTGAAAATACCCGCATACTATAAATATGGAATTAGCTATCCCGTTTGTCGCATTGGCGTCTCTCTATCTCGCCACCAACCAGCGTTCGGGGGAAGGGTTTAAGAACAAAGAAGAGTCCCTTCCCAATACGGATATCCCCAATCGGAACTATCCCGACGAATTCCCGCTCCTCAACGCCGAAATCGACCAGACCAGTCTTCTCTCCACCGTGAATCATTCCGATATACACAATGTCTATACCGACAAATATTTCAACGCAAACGAGACTTCGGCGCATGATATCTCCAAGACGGGGTCGTATTACTCGCTTACCGGCGACAAAGTGTCCGCCGACTATTTTCAGCATAACAACATGGTGCCCTTTTTCGGCAGCACACTCCGGTCGCGTATCGCCGACGAGAATGCCAACGAGAGTTTGATTGACAACATGACCGGCGCCGGATCGCAGATTTACACGAAAAAGGAGCAGGCGCCGCTCTTCTCCCCCACGGAAAACATGCAGTGGGCCCACGGAATGCCGTCTTATTCCGACTTTGAACAGTCGCGTATGAACGTATCCACCAACATGGCGAATGTGAAACCTTTTGAAGAAGTCCGTGTTGCCCCCGGTTTAGGGAAAAATGGCGAACAAAGTCTCGGATTCAATTCCGGCATGATGGCGCGCGAAATGTGGATGCCGAAAACCGCAGACCAAATGCGCGCCTCCAACAACCCGAAAGCGGGCGGTCTTTCTCTCGACGGCCACGAAGGTCCGGCCATGAGCCGAATCACGCACCGCGGGAAAGAAGGACATTTAGAGAAAAATCGGCCCGATCGTGTCTTTGCTCTGGATTCGTCTCGCTACATGACGACCACGGGCGCAGCCGGTCAAGCCCAGACCATGTATGCTTTGCCGGTCGACCGCGACGACACCAATCGGTCGGTGGCCATGAGCTACCAAGGAGGCGCGCAGGCGTCCGTGGACGCGACCTATGTAGACGGCGAATACATGCCTTCCCGCCACATGGATTTAGGGCCGGTTCCTTTTGCTCCGGCCGATGCTGTGGGGAAAGGTGGCGGCAAAGAGGGGGAATTCGGTCTAAAAACACTCAAGAATTACACGAACAATCGTGCGACGGCCAATGTGGACGACTATTTTGGCGCTATTGGTGGTGCGTTCGGTGCGGCCGTGGCGCCTCTGCTCGATGTCTTGCGTCCATCGAAACGACAGAACGCGATTGGGTCCATGCGGCCTTACCAGAACCCGGAGACGACGGTGAAAAACGGCTACCTGTTTAACCCGGCCGATCGGCCAGCGCCGACTCTGCGCGAGATGGCGGACGAAACACCTGGGTTTTCGGGCGTGAATGCGGGGCAGCGGGGAACGGGGTATCTGTCGAACCCGCAAAAAGCGGTGCATACGATGCGCCAAGAGACGGACGATTTCTATTATAGCGGGATTGGGGGCGCGACCCACGCGAAACAGATGCGGAACTACGAGGCGGAATACAATCAGCGCAACAATGGGGCGAAATCGTCGGCGATTGATGGAACGGGGTACACGCCTTCCGGTGGAATGTCTTTGTTGAACGGGGATGTGAATATGCGCACGAATGGGCGCATGGAGCAGGATTTGGCCATGAAACGTGGTCTCAGTGCGTCGATGCCGTACCAGTCGCCGGAAGCGGGAGCCATGGGGCGCATGACGGGGGCGCAACCTTTGTACCAGGGATTGCAGATGGACCGCACGGATCCTGGGATCTTGAGTGCACTGAAATCGAACCCGTACAATTTGAGTGTATTGGGTGGCGTTTAAGTTCGAGTCGAGGTTTTTATAGATGGGGAGACCCCATCGATAAAAACCTACGAAATACCGGATAACTATACCCACTCGCTTTGCTCGCGGGTATATAATGTTTTTCCTGGCTGGAATCTGAGGAGGGTTGTAAAACACCTAGTTGAGAGAAATAAAGGGGCGAGCGAAGCGAGCCCTCTACAAGTATTTTATTTGGATGGTTTTCAAAATAAAATACCCCTGAATGGACATTATAAAACAATACATGGCCGTTTTCCTAGAAACCGCGTTATTATTTTGGTGGCCAAACTCCCTTTTAGACATTGTTTAGGAAAACGCGGGTCCCATCCTCGACCCTTTGTAAAATCGTCGAATTGAGAGATCGGTACGCGAGCGAAGCGAGCCTCTACCAGTATTTTATTTGGAGTTTGTCAAAATAAAATACCTCCTGAATGGACATGGAATATTCTCAGAATGTATCCATTCTTCCAGACACCCACAGGGAAGGAGTCTTGGAAAACTTGGAGGAAGGGGGCTCGCTCCGCTCGCCCACCATAGACATAAAAAGATCGATCTCCTAGACAATTTACTAGAAAACCCCGCGTTATTATTTTGGTAGCCAAACTCCCTTTTAGACATTGTTTAGGAAAACGCGAGTCCGACCCTCGACCCTTTGTAAAATCGTCGAATTGAGAGATTGGGCGAGCGAAGCGAGCCTCTACCATTATTTTATTTGGATGATTTTCAAAATAAAATACCTCCTGAATAGACATGGAATATTCTCGGATTGTATCCATTCTTCCAGACGCCCACAGGGAAGGAGTCTTGGAAAACTTGGAGGAAGGGGGCTCGCTCCGCTCGCCCACCATAGACATAAAAAGATCGATCTCTTATCCAATTTCCTTGAAACCCGCGTTATTATTTTGGTAACCAAACTCCCTTTTAGACATTGTTTAGGAAAACGACGATCCCATCCTCGACCCTTTGTAAAATCGTCGAATTGAGAGATCGGTACGCGAGCGAAGCGAGCCTCTACCAGTATTTTATTTGGAATTTGTCAAAATAAAATGCCTCCTGAATGGACATGGAATATTCTAAACATGCAACCATTCTGCAAGAACCCAGCCGGAAGGAGTCTTGGAAAACTCGGAGGAAGGGGGCTCGCTCCGCTCGCCCACCATAGACATAAAAAAATCGATCTCTTATCCAATTTCTTTGAAACCCGCGTTATTATTTTGGTAGCCAAACTCCCTTTTCGGCCTTGTTTAGGAAAACGACGATCCCATCCTCGACCCTTTGTAAAATCGTCGAATTGAGAGATCGGGAGTGTTCATATCTAATCATATGGGATTTTGCCTAACTAAAATACCTCCGTAATAGATGTCATTTATTCGCGAACTATGAAAAATGTCGAGAATCCATATGTTTCACCATATAGATACCATAATCACAATCGGATTCGGCTACTTCTTCAAAACCATACCCTATCCAAAAATCTCTCGCTTTATCATCGCACGCTACTAAAGATACGATTGGATGACCATCTACTATTTTAGTAATGATTTCATTTCCAATGCCTCTTCCACGATATTCCGTAACCATTACAATATCATGAATAAACAAACAGTTCATTTCTACTTCAGGTAATAGTGTATTTATTTTTGGCGGAGAGGATATGTTATAAGGATGTGATATGATATAACCTTTTATGCCATTCTCATCATACACATAACACCCTTCCGGAAAACTACAAAATTTATTCTCATATATGGTTCGACTCTCCTTATGTATTGTCCATATATCCTTTGCTATGTCATACACGTATGGTATATCGTCCATCGTCATCTCACGCCAAAAACCCATTTACATAATACAGATAATACATTTTGTGAGGGGTGTCTGGAAGAATGGCCGCATATGACAATATTCCATGCCCATTCAGGGGGTATTTTATTTGCCAAATTCCAAATAAAATACGGATAGAGGGCTCGAGTACCGATCTCTCAATTCGACGATTTTGTTTTCGTTAACGGGGACTTCGTTAACGGGGACTTCGTTAACCGAAACTTTCTTATGGGATACGGTTTCATAGGAAAGTTTGATGTCGGGATAATCGATTGTGGCTTTCGCTAAATCGTGAATGGGTTGCATTTTTCGTGGTTGGATTGGATTTTAGAATGTATACGAATATCACTTTATGTCGATTTTAGGGTTCAATTTTTTCATTATTTTTTAGGAGTTCCTATTTTGGAAAACAAATTCTTTAGGAGTTCCTATTTTGGAAAACAAATTCTTTAGGAGTTCCTATTTTGGAAAACAAATTCTTCGAGTTGTTGGACCATCCATTGTTTTTCTTCGGGATTTAGGTAATTTGTATCTGGATTCGGACTAAGATTGATAGGTTTGGATTGTTTCGTGAGTTCCTCGACCATTTGTTTGTATTTGTTGGTTTGTATTTCCACTAAATGTTTGGTTTTTTGAGAGGTATACGTTTGTTTGAAATGGTCCCAGATACGATGCGCTAAATAAATGGAGGCAATGGAAATGATGAAAATCCAAATGAGGGATGAATACATTTTAACCGAATACGTGGGAGGGGATTATTATATCATTATAGTTTTCGAATTTTGGTTTGAACACGACCGAATTTTGTATGAAAAAAAAATAAATGTATAAAATATAATAAAAATGTTGACACGTGTTACCACAAGTCGGTTTAATCCGATCTTATATGTAAAGGACACGCTTACACCAGTGGCAACTGTATTAGCTGGTGTTAAACTGTTAAAAGATGTATCAAACAGACTAAAATCCCCCACCCCCCCACTTTAGAAGAATATAAAGAACTATACACAGTAGTATTTAATATGAGTAAACGTCTAGATGTTTTTAGAAACAAATCTTGGCTTTTTCTAAGCAATTATAATGTATTTAACGAAACAGGACCTGCGAAAGTAAATGATTATAACTGGCCAACAGATGAAGTAAACGATCTAGTGCCGGACTTAAACGAATTAGATTTTGATAATGTTAAAATGGGAGAAGGTGTAGGTTCTGGTACAGGACATATAAATAATATTGATGATTTATATAATAGTTTGTACCTTACAAAAATTATACCATACTTAAAAAAAAAAATAGCCGAATTAGAAAAAAAAGGAGGCAGAAGACGACGAACCAAACGTTCGACAAAACGTTCAAGCAAACGAAAACATAGAAAATCAAGATCCAGTAGACGCTAAAAACCCAATACATAATATGATTCGCATATTATGCATCTTAACATCTGGTCATATGGGCAAAAACCCATATGACCAGCTCCCGTAGGGATGTCTAGTAGTGTGTTCCGTAGCCCATGGGCAACAAAAATACGACTAGACATTAGCGTCGGTATCTTCTTGACCGTCTTTTCGAGGTTTTTCGACCCTTTCCTCCCCAAAATTTATACCATGGTTTTGTTTCAGTAGTTGTGGTCGAACCATTCGTACTTGTAAGATTTTCATTTTGTTTTGATGGATCCGTCTTTTTGTTAGTGTCTACTACTGGTGTAACAACCTCCGTGGGTTTGGCGCCAAACCCAAATGTCCAATCAAATCCCCCTCGTTGTTTTCTTCTCAATGACTTTTTTTGGTGATTACGACAATAACGCGGGGTTTTCTAGGAAATAGACCATGTATTGTTTTATGATGTCCATTCAGGGGTATTTTATTTTGAAAACAATCCAAATAAAATACTGGTAGAGGGCTCGAGGCGCCCAAATAGGTGTTTTACAAACCCTCCTCGGATTCCAACCAGGAAAAACATTATATACCCGCGAGCAAAGCGAGTGGGTATAGTTATCCGGTACTCGTAGGTTTTGGGCTCCGCCCAAAACCTCGAACTAATCCTCCTCCTCCAAGCAAAACAACCGACACATATTTTCCGCCTCCATGTTTCTCTCCGCCCGTTTAAACAGCCGCTGAATCACCTCGTCGTCCCGAAACCGCACCGTGTACTCCTGCTGAATGTTGTTTCTCCCCACACGCCCAATCGCCTGGATCGTCTTTTGCTGTGTCATGTTGGCCAAGTCTTTCCCCACGAATCCATGACAAAACTGGTAATTCGTGCCGTAAATATAATCCGACGAAGCAATGATTAAAAACAATTGCTGTTGATACGCCAGACGCTTCATGATTTCCATGTAGGCAATGTCCGCGTCGAGAGAAAAGACCCCGATTCCCATAATCAACAACAGCTTCTGCTGATTGTCCACTTTCCCTAGACCCATGATTTCCTTCACATCTGCTTCGCTCACATGCGGAACAAAGGCATTCGCCACATGCTTGCAGTCGCGCGGAACCCATATATCCTGGTGCGCCTTTGTGTTTGGGATATAGGCCGAATTCATCTGCACCGAATAAAGACGTTCTCTCAATTCGGCGATTTTATCCAAGAGCCGTTGCTGCTCTTTCGTCGTCGTATCCTTCTCCGCCTTTTTCTTGTCGTCTTCTTTGGGCCCAGACGTATCCTTGTCTTCAAATTCTTTCTGCAATGCGTCTGCCTGTTTGTTGATGGCGTTGTTTCTCTCAATCTTCTCCAGAATCGCCTGGAAAATCTGGTCGGGGATATTGGATTGCTGGATAAAAAAACGGCCAATCTTCTTGACGTCTTCTGCCAAATAGAGCGTCGGACCGTCCGTCAATGTGTGCGCATCCGTCGTTGTCAAGAGAATGCCCTGGAACCCCGGATTCGGTTTTATGGGCGCGTCCACGCTCACGGTCCGCGACATGGCGAAAGACGTGGTCGAGGAGGAAGAGACGCTGTACATCTTTTTCAACCCCTCCTTCTCGAGAGAAAACCGGCTGGGCAGTGTCGACACCATGGCCTGGTGAATCGCCGGCCATTTTTCCGCGTCCAGATTCCGCAACACGTCCAGGTAGTAGAGTTTGATGGAGAGCAAATTGATTTCGCCCACATGCCGGAATTTCTCGGCGGGGTCGCCCTTCACATAGCAAAGGAACCGGATGATTTCCGAGACGTCGAAATAGCGCAAGAGAGACCGACACGAATTGCAGTGGTCGACACAATCCATGACATGGCGATACTCGGCGAAAATCAAATGCGGCAACACGATCTGGCTGTTCTTGTTCAACAAGGAAATGGTCTTTTTGCAGTCGAAACTCTCAATCGTATGCACGTCACCCCCGGGAAACATGTCTTTATACGAATGGATCAAGGGACCAATCTCGTCCCGTTTCGGCAACGTGGCGCACGAGAGAACAATGTTCGGAACCTGGTTTTTCGTCCATACTTTCTGGATGAGTCCGTGGAGTTCGTGGGTCTCTTGGTCGAGACTGATGGTCGGCTCGTCCCAGTACAAGACCGTTTCCCGGAGAGAATGGAAGGCTTTCATGTAGTACATGGCCACGGGATACGACGCCACATCGCAAATCATGATTTCCACTTTGGACCCGTTCGAATTGTCCACTTTCCCGATGCCACCCGATCGCCGATTCACGGAATAATCGGCCGCGGCGAAATAATGGAGGCGAATGTCGGAACTGGTCTCGCATCCAAAAGCGAACGCCACTTTTTTCCCCATACTGATGGCCGACTTGGCCAATGCTAGTCCCACGTGGCGCGCCACACAGACGAAAATGACACGGTATTGGTGAGAGATGCCAATGGGGCTAAGTGTTTTCCCCGTACCCGTCGGCGCCATGTACAAGACCAATTTGGGTTTCACTGACCCCCGGAACACGCGAAAGAGATCGCTTTGGTGGGAATAGAGCATTTCGTCTTGGTACTGGATGAGTCGCGGCGTTTTTTCCAGAATGGTGGCGGACTGCTGGAACGTGGCGCGAATCAACTCGGGGGATTTTGGGTCAGCCGTCTCCAAAATGAGGTCAATGTACTCAGTCACATAGGGATTCACATGCGAAATGGAAGCGGGACGGAACTGCACCAGTTGGTACAAATACGTGGGTGATTCGGTCTGGATCCATTGCGCCGCCGTGTCGAGCAAGAGAAACTCAAACAACATGTCGCGCTGTGACTGGATGATTTGGTCCACGCGACCGAGCCGAATCATGTCGGCCTTGTTCGGATTGCGCGTTTTCTTGGTCTGGATTTTCTTTAGCCATGTTTGGATGGCCGTCTTGTACTTGGGCGCCGCTATTTGTTCCATGACGGACTGGAAATAGTGGCGGAAAAGATAGTATTCCATCTCTGGATTGGGGTCCATTTTCGTGTATCCAATGAGCGAGAGATGCGCGTTTTTCTTGATATCGGGGTTCGAATACCCGTCGAGAATGAGTTGCAAGACGCGTTTCTCTTGCTCCGCCACGGGTATTTCTACGGAAGACCATTCCGATTTGGTTAGTTTCTTTTGCGAGAGATCCATGATTGATAAAGTAGGTACGTTAAATACATATCTCGCGTTGTGTTTATGATGTTTCTTCGTAAAAACATGTAATCAAATGATATGTCTCTATTCCAGACAGAAATATGCAATCCTTCTTGGAATGGGTCTTTCCCGCCCAGCGAAACGTGGTCGGGTTCGAAGACGTACTTTATGCCAAAACGCTGCCGAAATCCTTTGTCTTGCTAAGCACGCTCGAAAATCCATCTTGCCTTATTCGGGGAACACTCAGCCCCGAGCAAGAGGTGGTCTTTGTCAACGAACTCCTCCAAAAATACACCGACACGACGACCCGAATTGTGGTCTATGGAGAGAACGCGGGGGACGAACGACCCTACCGAAAACAGACCCAATTGAGATCGCTCGGCATTGGCGATGTATGGGTCTATGCGGGAGGTCTGTTTGAATGGCTTCTCTTGCAAGACGTATATGGAGAGACGGAATTCCCGACGACGACGGCGGCCAAAGAGAACGATTTGTTGAAATGGAAAATGGCGAAACGGTGGTGAAGGCGTCTATTTCCACGACCCGTAATAATCGTGTCGGGCATAGTCGCCAAACATTTGCCGTTTTCCATTTTCCAAGATATAGACTTGGTTCTTGTAGACATAATTCGCATAGACATACGAGACGAAATCCGGTCCTGTGGTGCGATAGACATATATTTCATTGTTGCCCGATTTCCGGTAAAGGTTCACGTACAAATCCAGGTTTTGATGAATGGTATCGACCAGAAATTTCAAGAAGGGGTGTTTGGGGATCGCGCCAAAGGCATATTGCCCCAAGAGAAAATGCATGTTTCTCTCGCAAATGGGTTTGAAACGCGGATTGCAGTCGGGTATATATTCGTCAATCGGGAAAACCGTTTGGTGGTTTCGAACTGCATCATCGAGCGGCCGGAGGGGCTGAATATCCACGTCGAAATAAAACCCGCCGTAATGATAAATGGCTAAATAGCGGAAAAAGTCCAGTTTTTGGATAAACACGGGCAGACGTTGATAGGTGGTGTAGTATTCGGGGTAGTTTGTCTGAAAAAACTGGGCAATGTCCTTTTCCTCGAAAAAGAGGTGCTGGTAGTCGGGGTGCATTTGTTTGATTTGCTCAATGTAGTTGAGGTGGATTTGCGGGATTTTCGGTGCACCGCCGTCTTTCTGTACCCAAATCTGGATAATGTTTTTCGGAATGAGCTCGGTGGGGGAAGACTCGAGAGAATTGAATTGGGAAAACACCTGTTTC